TAAATGTATGGTGTTGGAACTGATCCGATGAGTGAAGTATTGCTTGGGAATACAGGATATGCCCATTTACCATGTTTTTTATATTTACCTTTATGGTTTGAACCAAATTCTTCAGTAAATTTAATCCATTCTCCATTTTCATCTTCAAAACGCATTTGATCTTGCATTCCTCCTGTTACTGTAGCGATAATAGGCTTACCACACATCATAGCTTCAGTTAATGATAATCCCCATCCTTCATTAGAACTAACTAATGCTACAGCATCCGCTGTATTATATAATAGGTTTAACTGAGGTGTTGCTAATTTAGCAGATGAGAATATAATGTTATATTTTTTCTCATTTCCAAATAACATATCTTTAACAGCGAACAAATCAGTACCATTTTCATCAATAGGTTGGGTATGTAAAACAAATGCTGTTTTACTAGCCTTATCTTCAGGTAATTCATCGACAAACATTTTCCATGCTAACATCAAATCAGGAACTGATTTACGACGGATATTTCTAGCGTTATATAATAGAGTAAAATCATACTCTTTATCGCCATATACTTGTTTTTTTAGTTCTTGTAATGATAGATATTCTGGTTTGTCTTGGGTAATAGGGAAAAAATATTTCTCATTAATTCCATGAGGAACATATTTAATAACCTTATCATTAGCTAAATCACCTAATACTACCTTATTAATATTTTCAGTTTGTTTACTGATAGCTAATAATGTATCGCATGATTCATAGAATGATTTATTATACATTGGATAAGGTAAGTCATCCCAGATGTTCAAATATACCATTGGTATTTTAGTACGGATTTCATGTTCCATGTTAAATAACCAAACCCAATATCTTGGGTCAGTAAACATCATTATAGCGTCTGGTTTTTCTATTTCCATAATTTGGGTAACAGAAACTTGATCTCCATATCCACTCATAGGATATATCGTAACACTAGAATCATCAATGCCTACTTCTTTATTAACATCAGCAGTTAAATCAAAGCGTTTACCTTGATCTGGATGGTTAATTGCTCCACCAATATTGACCCAATTGTATTTGTGAGCAGTACCTAATACTATTTCACGTGCCATTGTTGAGATACCTGAATGCATTCGGATATCATCACATAACAATAAGATCTTCTTACGTTGATCTTTTTTAATATAACCTGTTTTCATTTATTTGTTTAATTAATTGTTGCTACCTGTAAAGTATGTATCTAATACATTATGAATTTCTTTTTTAAATTCGGAATGAGTCATGTACAAATACATTGATCTTTCTGTTAATTTTTGAATACTAAATTTTGTTCTTACGCATTCTACTTTAAATTCTTCAAATAGTTCACCAGGTAATTTAACGCTGGTTAGAACCATGTTGTCTTTTTTTGCCATAATTTTGTTTTAATATATTACTTATTGTATATAAATATATATAAATCTACAAAGCCATTAGCCCTTAACACAAAGAGAAGTATTGTTTAATGGACACCAATCACATAGTTTAGTTATGTTTTTGTTATGTTCCTTCATGATATATTTACCGTCATTATCAAAACAATTCTTAACAAATTCATTTAAATTATCGCGACTTGTTTTTAATTTGTTTTTACCACTTGCGGGTTTAAATTCTTGTATGCGTTTAGGAAACTCAATAAATTCATTTGGCGTTATCTTGCGTTTTAAAATGAGAAACTCAACGTCAATATTGTCTACGGGGAAGCCATACAACTCAGAGAAAAATTGTTTATATAGCAGTACCTGCGATATTTTTGTTTCGTCTTTTTTATTCCAATCGTTCCAACCTTTAGTTGATGTTTTAATATCGTATATTATTATTTTATCCATGAGCTCGTCATAGATAATTAAATCGATAAATCCCTGAAATAATACGTTTTTGCTGATTTCTTTCTGGATGGGCATTTCAATACCCACTAATTTATGTTTTTTGTTGGTAAAATATACTCTACGCCTTTTCTTAAACCAATTTAAAATAGCAGCACCATCCTCATAAAATTCTCGCATTTCGGCCGCTGTTGAAAAATGTGATCCATTTTTAGTATATTGTGTTTGATATTCATCCACAAATTTGGTTTGAAATATACCAAGTATATCTTCTTTATCAGCAGCAGCGAACGATTGGTTATATCCTACAGTTAAATAATGTTGGAATGCATGATGTATAGCTGTTCCAAACGTCATATTAATGTTAGGTGGTGTTGATATTTTTCTTTCAACATATTGTGTGTACCACCTATGAGGACATTGTGAATATAACTGAAATTGAGAAAAGGAAACATTTTTCTGGTAAGAATAATCTATTTCCTTTGGTGTAAACTTATTTAAGATAAGCTTAGCTGATGTTCTAATAGGATTTCCATTGAAATCCATACTAGGTTGTATTTTTTTAGCCATTGAATTTTTGTCTTATGATTTTTCCTAATTCCATATCGTTTGGAGTGTTTTTAATTAGTTCTTTAATCATAGGTACAAAAGACATTTCTTTTTTAATATACTGAGCAGCATCAAGTAATTCTTCATATAGATGATTCATATAATCATCCTTATTGTTTTGATCTAATGTAGTGTTATACTTGTTAATTCCTCGTTGACTACGAGAAACTAAATCATCAATAACTGCTAGTGTAATTTGATCTTTTAATTCGTTATTTTCCATTTACTTGAGACATTATGTTTGTTAATTCATCTTTAGGAAGCATTCTAATATATTCTTTTGCTTCACGCCCACTTACTTCAAAATACTTTTGTACAGCGTCAATTTCTTCTTTTTTATAATCTACTTTATTTTTAGCCTTTATATATTTTAAAAAAACATATTGCTTAGGTATAATATCTTTATATAGATTATATAGATGTTCAGGTTTAATTTGCCAAGTATTCTTCTGTACTATATTTACTACCTCACAGTAATCTTGACTCATACTTAAATATCTGTTGATCATCCAGTTATTCCAACCTTCTTCACCTAGAAATTCTCCCTTCTGAGTGGTAATATTTTTTAAATGATCAAATATATTCATTAGTAGTATCTTGATTCGTCTGAGTATTTATCTTTTTGTGTTTCTGAATTGGTTCTTTTTAATTGTTCTTCTAATGAAGATATATTAGAAGACATTGCCTTAATTTGGCCTTCAGCCATACGTAATCTAACGATTAAACTTTTATTTTCGTCGTTAAGCGTAGATAAACGTTGATTTAACTGAGCATTGCTCTGTTCTAGTTCTTGGTTTGTCATTTTTAATTTTTTTATTCCGAATAAATCAAACATTAGTCTTCTTGTTTAGTTTTAAGTTGCATAGGTAAAAACTCTTCGTTTACGTGCCCACATTTACTACATACAAATACCGGAATTGGTATCAATGCATCTTGTTGTGTTCCTGTTAGAAATCTAGATGCTTTACGAAGTAATGTTCCTTCTACAAATGATGAACTATCACATTTTTCACAAACTACAGCTGTAGTTTTGTCTAAACTTATATTTAATTGTTGTTCCATATTCTTATTTACAATTACATTTATATTTGTTAAAATCTGTACTTGCTGGTTTTTCGTTTTTAAAATAGAAACATAATTTATCTTTAGGTGTTTTTATTTCTTTATAGAATCCTGTTGGTACGTTAGCGCCTGTTGGTAATACATTTTTACCAAAATCTAATTTAATATATACTGATACTTGATTAGTTTTAGCTAATTCTCGTTCATATGCCTCTAATAAACGCCAAGCACCTCTATTTAATGATTCATTTTGTAATGCACAATTAACAAATGAGAATGTTTGTTTTAACATTTCTGTAGTACAATTAAAATCAGCTGCGGGGGCCATATGGCCCTTATCCCATTCATTATTTACATAGTCAGGATTACTTGATGTAATAACTGAACTTTCAGTATAGAAATCCATTCCTTTTCTTGATGCTTTACCATCAGGACACAATACTGTGTATCTAACCCATTTTGGTTGCTCTAATACTTCAGAATATACTGTTTCGTAAATACTTGTTTTAATATAAACAGAATCTCTCAACTGTGCTAATAAAGTTACAGGAGTGATTAGTAATAATAAGATTAATAATTTTTTCATTTTTTAATTATGTTTAATATTTTACCTAATAATGAGGCAATGTTAATTTCTTTATCTGGTACTGAACGAGAACGCCATTGAGTTTCATCTAATTCTACTGTGATTGATGCTTCGTTACCTGCTCCATAAGTACTGATATGTTCAAATAGATATTCAATTAATGGTTGATAATCATCTACTTGAGCATCAGCAATAATTTGTCTCATATCTATCCAGCTATTTTTAGTTGGTGCTTTAAGTACATCTAAAATCTTAGTACACCAGAATATGTCTACTGCCGCTA